AATTTTAAATCTATTTTTGAAGAAGAAAAATCAGACTATTCTAAGTTTGATGTTTTAGTTCGTGCTGGTCTGGCCAATAAAGCACAGATGCAGAGGATTCATAAAATATTAGATAGAATGCAAGACGAAAAGCCAAACTTTAGTCCTGCTGATAGAATGATCATACAGAATCTTTTTAATAAGATGGTAGATTTAGTATCTAATAATAAAAATATTAATCTCCAGGCTCGCCGTGCAGTAAGAGAAGAATTAGAAGAAAAAGTAATAGATACATCCGATTATAAGTTAGGTGCCGCTGGCCAAAAAGTTAGAGCACACAGGATTAAAGTTGGAGATACTGCACCACAAGTTGGTACTATGGCACCTGAGGTTGGTGATGATGCAGAACAAGATAAAAATACATCAAAGAAAGTGTATAAAGAAGCTGTTGATTCTCAAGCTTTGCCATTTGTTTTAGTTCTTCGCCGTAAAGCTGTTCGTATGTATCCTGAGGGTACAAGAGTTGCTTTGTATTATAACGAAAGATTGAATCGTTATTTTTCTGTGCCTTATAGTTCAGAATCATTAGCTAAAACTCCAATTCAGGCAGAAGAATTTACAACACAGATACAACATGATGATGGAACTGTTAGTGATGTTACTGCTAGTAATATACAAATGTTGATGGATGTGTATCAAGGTTTAAATGAAACAAATAAAACTAAGTTTATTGCGATGATTGAAGGTTCAACAGAAGAATTAAATAAAGCTATTGAATTTGCCTTAAAGATTGAAAAATGAACCTCATAGAGTTAATCAGTACAAATAGATTAATTGAAGCTAGAGAATTAATTTTTAATCGTTTAAACGAACATTTTGAAGAAAAGTTACAAGAAGAAGCTGAGTTTATTGGCAGTAATATATACATAGAGTTGGATGAACCTATTGAAGAAGCTTCTACTAATATAATAAAGATTGGAAGAATTAAAAAGATTCGCAGAAGAATTCGTAGAAATAAAAAAGGCCGTATTATTGTTCAAAGAAATATACGAAAGTCTGCTATAAAAGGATTTAGAATATCAGGTAATAAAGTTGTTCGTATACCTGCTGTTCAAAGAATACAGAAGGCGAGAAAATTAAAACGGTACTGGAAGACAAAAGGTAGATCCAAATTGCGTAGAACATTACTCAAAAGAAAAATGTCTTTAAGACGCCGAACATCCATGGGGATAAAGTAAAATGGCATTTCAATCTGAAATCATCAATTCATTAAAAGCTCCGTCAGTCATTCGTGTTTCGGATGCTGGAACAACCACTATTTCTCTCAATGACTTGCGAGCTAACCCAACAATTGAAACTGTTACCGCAGCTAATATCAAAAGAGTAACTTGGTCAACCAACGGTAGTATTTCTATTGTTCGTAATGGTAATACGGCATTGTCTTTACACAATACAGGCGAAATGCGATTTGATGAGTTTGGGTATGCAATCGCAAATAATAACGGTTCAAATATTGTTATTACAATAGCGTCTGGTGGTTCTCTTGTTATGGAAGTTTCAAAAACAGCCACATATAGTGTGGATCCATATACAGGGCAAGCAATATGAAATTAATTACAGAAACAATTGAACAGGTTCAGTACATCACTGAAGCCTCTGAGAATGGTAAAAAGAACCTGTATATCACCGGTCCTTTTTTAGTTTATGATAAACCAAACAAAAATAATAGAATGTATGGTAAAGAAACATTAAGCAAAGAAGTTAGTCGCTATAATGAAGAATATATTAAAACAAATCGTGCTTTGGGTGAACTTGGTCATCCTGATACACCCTCTATTAACTTAGAAAGGGTGTCACATAAAATCGTTTCGCTTGAAGATAATAATGAATGTTATATAGGTAAAGCATTAATTTTAGAAACTCCTTATGGTCAAATAGTCAAAAACTTTATTGATTCTGGAGTAAATGTTGGAGTATCTTCAAGAGGAATGGGTTCTTTAGTTCAAACCAAAGAGGGATATAATTTAGTGCAAGACGATTTCCGTTTAGCAACAGCTGCTGATATTGTTGCCGATCCTTCGGCACCAGGAGCTTTTGTTAATGGAATTATGGAAAATAAAGAGTGGCTTTTTGTTGAAGGTCGTTTTATGGAAGTTGATTTTGACCATGCAAAAAAACAGATACAAAAAGCCTCTCGCAAAGACATTGAACGGGTTGCACTTAACCTGTTTGAAAACTATTTACGAAAACTTTAATTTTATAAATAAGAAATCATAAGGAGATTCCTAATGGCATCAAACAAACTATTTGAGGCAGCCGCAGAAATTCTTGCAGGAAGCAAGAGTTCGTCACCAGCAATGCCTCCAGAGAAATTAGCCGCTGAAGTTGAAAATTTGGGTGGACCAACACCTGAAAATTATAAATCAGATGATGATTCAGCTAAACTAGCTACATCTAAATCTGCTAAAACAGCCGTGGCACCTACAACAAAACCATCTGCAGCTTCCGCTAAAATGGAAGAAACAGAAGAATCTTCGGAAGAAGAAGTTCTTGCTGAAAAAATGCATGATATGGAAATGAAGAAAGCTGAAATGAAAAAGAAAATGAAAGAAGATGTTGACGCTCTTTTTTCAGATGATGATACCATTTCTGAAGAATTCAAATTCAAAGTTTCCACAATTTTTGAAGCTCGTGTCATGGACCGTGTAACACAAATTGAAGAAGAAACAGAATCCCGTTATGCTGGCATGCTTGAAGAAGCTGTTGAATCAATCAAGCAAGACCTAACAGAAAAAGTGGATGACTATCTTTCATATGTTGTTGAACAATGGATGGAAGAAAATCAAATTGCTATTGAATCCGGTCTCCGTTCAGAAATGACAGAAGAATTTATTGCCGGTCTCCGTAATCTCTTTGCAGAACATTATATTGATGTTCCTGCTGAAAAGGTAGATGTTGTTGAAGAATTAGCAAGTAAGGTTGAAGAACTTGAAAGCCAACTCAACGAAGAAATTGATCGTGCTGTTCAATTGAACAAAGCTTTAATTGAGTCCTACAAAACAGAATTGACTCGTGAAGTGTGTAATGGTCTTACAGAAACTCAAGTTGAAAAAATTAAATCGCTCGCAGAGAGTGTTGCATTCACCTCAGAAGATGAATACAAAGAAAAACTTGAAACCATCCGTGAGAACTATTTTCCATCAGGCGTTAAAAAAGCCAATGTGAATCAACTCCACGAAGAAGTAACAGACGGTACAGAGAATAAGCAGGTTTCTGCTGATCCTTATGTAGCTGCCGTTATGAATGCTATTTCAAAAACTAATAAAATTTAATCCCAAGGAGTATTAACAATGTATCTTTCAGAAGAACTACAAACAAAATGGGCTGGCGTTCTGGATCATCCAGAAATGTCAAAGATTACAGACCCATATAAGCGTGCTGTAACTGCTGTTATTCTTGAGAATCAAGCTCAAGAAATGCAAAAATCAGGACAAATGTTGCAAGAAGGCCCACCCACAAACTTTGCTGGTACAGGTGGTTTTGGTGGTAGCGCAGCTGCTCCAGTTGCTGGTTTTGATCCAATTCTTATCAGTTTGGTTCGCCGTTCATTGCCAAATCTAATTGCGTATGACATTTGCGGCGTTCAGCCAATGACAGGTCCTACAGGATTGATTTTCGCAATGCGTACTAAGTATGACAACGCAAGAACTGGTACAGAAGCTTTCTTTAACGAAGCTAATACAGGTTTTGCTGGTGCAAACGGTGGTGGCGCTCAAGTAGCTCTTGCTGCTGGCGGTTCTTTGCCAACTGCAATGTTTACTGGTAACGCTTCTCCAATCGGTGCTATGACAACTGGCTCGGCTGAAGCTCTTGGCGACGGCGCTGCTGGTAATACATTCCAAGAAATGGCATTCTCAATTGAGAAAGTTACTGTTACTGCAAAGACTCGTGCTTTGAAGGCAGAATACTCACTTGAATTGGCACAAGACTTGAAAGCAGTTCATGGTCTGGATGCAGAAACAGAATTGGCAAATATCTTGTCAACAGAAATTCTTGCTGAAATCAACCGTGAAGTCGTTCGTACAATTTATCAAACAGCTAAATTGGGCGCACAAGTTGGTACAACAACTGCTGGTGCATTTGACCTTGACACCGATTCAAACGGTCGTTGGATGGTTGAAAAAATCAAAGGTTTGGCATTCCAGATTGAGCGTGAAGCCAATACCATTGCTAAGACAACTCGTCGTGGCAAAGGTAATATCCTCATCGTATCTTCGGATGTTGCATCTGCATTTGCGATGGCTGGTTTGTTGGACTATAACTCGGCACTCCAATCGCAAGTTAACTTGACAGTTGACGATACTGGCAATACATTTGCTGGTACATTGTTTGGTCGTGTTAAGGTTTACATTGATCCATACTTTGCTACATCAGCTACTGCCGAATTTGCAGTTGTTGGTTACAAAGGTACTAATGCATACGATGCTGGTCTGTTCTACTGCCCATATGTTCCTCTCCAGATGGTTCGTGCAGTTGATACAGGTACTTTCCAACCAAAGATTGGCTTCAAGACTCGTTACGGTCTGGTTGCTAACCCATTTGCAGAAGGTACA